AATTATAAAGATTTTAGAGAACGATGGCATGCACCAGATTAATGGATGTTTTAATTAATTTTAGTATATTTATATAAGTAATAAAAAGGAGAAAAGTTATGTCAGAAACACAAAAATTTACACCGGAAGAAATAAAACAAGTTCAAGATTTACGTCAAGCAAATGCAGATAAAATAACTGAGTTTGGTAATATTGAATTAGATATTTTATTGACAAATCAAAGATTAGATTTTTTGAACGAAACAAAAGAAAAATCCATTAATGGATATAAAAATTTACAACAACAAGAAAAGGAACTTGTTGAGAATTTAAATAAAAAATACGGAACAGGAACAATTGATTTACAAACTGGTGAGTTTATACCGTCAAAGTGATTGTTTGACTATTTGTTCTGATATTTATAAGAAAATAATAATAGAGGAGCAACATAATGGCTGAAAAAATAGTATCACCTGGTGTATTTACCAATGAGATAGATCAATCGTTTTTACCCGCAGGTGTTCAAGCAATAGGAGCAGCAGTAGTTGGTCCAACATTGAAAGGACGTGCTGGGATTCCAACAATAGTATCAAGTTATCAAGAATATTTACAAATATTTGGTGGCAAGATAAAATCTGGTTCTGGAGCACAAGAACAAGAATATAAATTCTTTACAGATTATGCAGCACAAGAATATTTGAAGTATGCAGATACATTAACTGTTGTAAGAATTTTACCAAATGATTGTTCACCAGCACATTCAGTTGTATCATCAAGCGTAACAGCAGGAACCCAATTTGGAACAGGTTCATATACAATGAACTTTAATCCAACTGGTTCATTATCAGCAGGAGGTCCAGATGAGTTTATAATTGGAAGTGTACATTTCACATTCGTATCAGAATCAGCAGGTTTACAAGATACTGCTCAGCAAATATTTGTTGAATTTGGTTCAGGAGGAGCAAATGATGCAGCAAATGAAGTTTTAGCTGTAACCAATTTAAAAAATGCAATCAATAATAATAATGCTTTAACAGGTCTTAATATTACAGCAGCTAATGGAGCAGCAACCAATATATTAAAATTATCTGGTTCATCTGCAGGATCATATGCAAATTATACTGTAACAACAGGATCAGCTGGTGATGCAACTGCAACCACTCCAAGTTATATATCAGCAACAGTAGCAGCCGGTGTTGGTGGTATAGGCGGAACTCCATTTAATATGGCAGGAGGAGCAGATGCAACGACAAATGCAAGTGCATTTACATTAACAACATTATCAGATGGTGCACTACAAAATAGTATAGGACCAGAAGTGACAAATAATTTATTATCATCAGGTTCTAATATTAATTTAAGATGGGAAGTAAGTCGAGTTAATAATAACAAAGGTACATTTGATTTATTAATTAGAAGAGGTGATGATACAATTAAAAGAAAAACAATATTAGAACAATATTCAAATTTAACATTAGATCCAAATACACCAAACTTTATTGGTAGAGCAATTGGAGACCAAGTAAATACATTGAGAGATTCAGGTGAATTAGTACCATTCCTTCAATTGTCAGGTTCGCATCCAAATAGATCTAAATATGTTAGAGTAACAGTTCATAATACAACATTGAATTATTTAGATTCAAATGGTAATTTAAGAGATGCAAATCTATCAGGAAGTTTACCATCAATTGGATCAGGATCATTTGATTATGGTTCAGATGGATCAGTAGTACATCCATTCCAATTCAATGAAAATATAACTGGTACAAATACGCAAGGATTGAATGTGACTAATCCTTCAAATGGAAAAACAGCATATCAAGATGCAATTCGATTATTAGGTAATCAAGATGAATATGATATTAATTTATTATCATTACCTGGATTAGTTGATAATGAAACATCTCATGCTACCGTATTAACAGAAGCATTATCTGTAGTAGAAAATAGAGGTGATTGTTTCTTAATAATAGATCCAGTTAATTATAATACAGCAATTTCATCAGTAACAGCTCAAGCAGAATCAAGAGATTCAAATTATGCAGCTGAATATTGGCCATGGATTAAAATACCAGATCCAGATTTAGGAAAGAATGTATGGGTTCCTGCAGGAACATTAGTTCCAGGAGTATATGCATTTAATGATAGAGTTGCTGCACCATGGTTTGCACCAGCAGGTTTAAATAGAGGGGGAATTGATATTGCAGTTCAAGCAGAAAGAAAATTAACTCATGGTAATAGAGATACTTTATATGATTCAGGAGTTAATCCAATTGCAACTTTCCCGAATGCAGGAGTAACAGTATTTGGACAAAAAACATTGCAGAAGAAAGCATCTGCATTGGATAGAGTAAATGTACGAAGATTATTAATTGCAGCTAAGAAATTTATTGCAAGTACAACCAGATTCCTTGTATTTGAAAATAATACGGCAGCTACAAGAAATAGATTCTTAAGTATAGTTAATCCATATTTTGAATCAGTACAACAAAGACAAGGATTGTATGCATTTAAAGTGGTAATGGATGAAACAAATAATACACCAGATGTAATAGATAGAAATGAAATGAGGGGACAAATATTCCTTCAACCAGCTAAGACAGCAGAGTTTATTATAGTTGATTTCAATGTGTTACCAACTGGTGCTGCTTTTCCTGAATAAAAATTGAAAAAGTAGATATTTATATTAAATAAATAGGAGTAAAAAAGATGGCAGAATTACTTAGTTCTAGTGAAATATTTTATACGGCATATGAGCCGAAAATGGCCAATAGGTTCATTATGTATATTGAAGGTATCCCAGCATATCTTGTAAAGGCAGCTTCAAGGCCGTCAATTGATCAGGGAGAGGTAATACTTGACCATATCAATGTGGAAAGAAAGTTGAAAGGAAAATCAAGATGGCAAGATGTAACAGTAACATTATATGATCCAGTTGTACCATCAGGAGCGCAAGCTGTTATGGAATGGGTTAGATTGCATCACGAATCTGTTACAGGTAGAGATGGTTATTCAGATTTCTATAAGAAAGACTTAACTTTCAATACATTAGGACCAGTAGGTGATAAAGTTGAAGAATGGACATTAAAAGGTGCATTTATATCAGCAGCAACATTTGGTGATTTAGATTGGGCAACAGAAGATCCACTTCAAATTGAATTGACTATTAAATATGATTATGCAATACTCCAATTCTAATTGAAATATTTCAAAGCATTAAAGAATCCTACCATACGGTAGGATTTTTTACATTTATAGCATATTTATATAAAATAAAGTTATTAAAGGAGAACATTAAATGGCAAAAACAGTTAACGACGATTACCCAGGAAATTCAAAACCTATGACAGATGAGCAATTAAAAGCAATAGCTACAGCAAATTATCATTCAAAAGGTCCTAATGAATCTATAGATAAATCGACAAAAAATGAAAAACAACCAGAAACGCAGGTATATCAGTTTCCAACTGAAATAATTGAATTACCTTCAAAAGGTAAATTATATCCAAAAGGACATCCATTATCAAATGGTACAGTAGAAATGAAATATATGTCTGCAAAAGAAGAAGATATTTTAACAAATCAATCTTTTATTAGACAAGGAGTTGTTTTAGATAAATTGTTTAAATCATTAATTGTAACACCAGTTGAATATAATGATTTATTATTATGCGATAAAAATGCTATTATGATAGCAGCAAGAGTATTAGGATATGGAAAGGATTATAAAATCAAACTAAAGAATCCTAATACGGGTGAAGATATAGAACAAAATGTTGATTTAACTCAATTAAAAGAACGTGATATTGATTGGTCACTTTTAGAAGAAGGAAAAAATGCATTTGAATTTGAATTACCAGCTTGTAAAAGAACAGTAACTTTACAATTATTAACTCAACGTGAAAGTGCTCAAATAGATAAAGAAACTAAAGCATTACAAAAACTTAAAAAATCAGCCGGAACAACTACTACATTAAAACATGTAATTACATCTATAGATGGTGACACAGATAAACAGAAAATACGTCATTTTGTTGAAGGTAATTTATTAGCAATTGATGCAAGAGCAATACGACAATATCTTAATAAAATTACTCCAGATATTGATTTATCTGTAGAGGTGCTGGATGAGAGCACCGGTGATACCTTTCGCAGCCAAATTAACGTTGGATTGGACTTTTTTTGGCCTGACCTCCAGGTATAGAACTATTAAAGAAGATCAATTATTTGATTTAGTTTATTATGGCAAAAACTTCTCTTATACGGAAGCATATAATATGCCAACATATTTAAGAACTTATTTTATAAAAAAGATAGAAAAAATTCATAAAGACCGTGAAACGGCTCATGAAAAACAAATGAGAAAGACACGTTCTCAATCTAAATCAGTTCCAAAAAGACCTAACATACGAATGCCTAGAAGACGATAGTAAATTTAGTATCAATGATATTTATATAAAACGGAGTATCATAATGCCAAATAATAAACTTGAACAAAAAGCGCTAGCCAAGGCAAATGAATTAAATGAAGGATTTTTTACAAATCTTTTTAGAAATTTATTTATGTCTTCAAGTGGTAAACGTGCTATGAAGACAGCGGCTAAGATTGCAAAAGATGATCCAGAGCTACAAGCAGCTTTAACCGACTTGCAATCACATAGAAAGCGTGTAGGTGACCTTTTTAAAAAATTATGCAAACGAAATCCTGATCATCCTAAATGTTAGAATAACGTATGGCTTTGGATAAAAAATTACAAGATGCCCAAATATATGGGAAACAATTAAATCTGACATTTGAACAGATAGCTGTTATACAACAAAATATTACAAATGGTTTAATTAAAACAACGGCTCAAATGAAGAAAGCAGCCGCTGAAGCACAAAAATTTCAGATGAATTTAGATGCAGCACAGGATGTAATAAGTTCATCTCAGGACCTTGCAGCTGGTCTACAAAAACCATTTGAAAAAATTCTTAACGTAACTCAACAACAATTATCCAATGAAATAGATATAGCTAAGGCTATGAAAAAGCAAATTCCTGAATTAGTTAAAGCTGGTGCGTTACAAAAAGGTATGGGTAAAGAAATAGCTGCAGGATTAGATTCTACTATTAAGATGAACAAGGCTATTCAAAACATTGCTAAAAATAAAGGCTTAGTATCAGCCATGAAAGCTGGGTCAGATGCAGCAAATAATGTACAATCATCTGTAGACAATATTTTTGCAAACATTCCAGGAGGTGGTGCAATTGCAGACATGTTTGGATTTGATACAATAGGAGACCAAATAAAAGATAAAATGCTTCAAGGATTAATATCGACTAATGCAGCTGGTACAACTAGTATAGGAATATTTGGTGCATTAAAAGCTACAGTAATGGCTATAAGCCAAACCTTGATGGCTAATCCATTATTATTAATGATTAGTGGTGCAGTAGCTTTAGTAGCATTATTAGGTACAGCATTAGGAACTGCAACAAAGTTTAATAAAAAGGCAATTGAAACAGCAGCTGCAACAGGAACCACTGTAATGGCCACAAAACAATTGGCTATTGAAGCTCATAAAGTTTCTGTAGAATCAGGCCTACAATTAGCTAATTCAGAAGATATATTAAATATACAAAATAAGCTGTCAAAAACAATGGGCTCATCATATATGTTATCAGCTCAAATGTCTGGTGAGATTGCTGAAACAGCGAAAGCTTTTGGATTTGGTGTAGATGC